CGTCACGGATTCTGTCGGGATCTCGCGGGCGACGGTATTGGACCAGCGAGAACTCTCACCGCCGTTGTTTACGGCCAGCGCCTGAATGCAGTAGGTTTTGCCAGCATCAAGGCCGGTGATCGTCCCGGACGTAGCCGGGACAGGAAACTCGCGCTCGCCCAGTTTCGTGCCAAACGTGTTGTTGGCTTTACAGATCGACCACTTCACCCTGGTGCTTTTCAGAGCATCTGGCCCGCTGGCCGGGATGTTAGAGCCGTCAACTTGCTTGGTCGGCAACTGCCAGTTGATGGTGGCATCAGCAGCAATGGCGCTGGTCGATGCCAGGCAAAGGCTAAGTGCGATAGCTTTTTTCATGATCACCTCGCGTGGACAATGTAGTAAATGCTGGTTTTGGAAACGTCGAACTTTCGGCTTAGACTGTTGCTCGACAAGTTATCGGACTGTTTCGTTAGCTCGCTCTTGATCGCTGAGAGCCTATCAAGGCCGAGTTTGATTTTATATAGCTCCTCCCTTTGCCCTGGGCCGCATCCCATGGCCGTGATTGCCTCAGTCCGCAACTCGTCCTCGCGTTCTTTCAGGTCGATCATCTGCAAGCTAACGTCGATGATCTCTTGATCTATCCGCAACTTCTCGCGCCAGAGATCCCGCACAAGTTTGCGGTCGGCATCTGTAAGCAGGCGCTCTGTCTTAAAAATATGTATGCGATGCTCACTCAAAACGGCACCGCCTCGACCCACTCGGGGCACGCTCCAACGCTTGCGGCAAAGTCGGCAGGCGGTTGCATGTCGTATTTGCTGCACTCGCCCTCGCGGCTGTAGTGGTCGCAGGTGTGGCAGCAGCGCGGCGGGCCCTCGTCAAAGCGTCGCCTCCATTGCAACACAACCTCGGGCTCGGAATGTCTCATGACCAGCTCCTATGAGTGACGCGGCTGAATTTCCCGTCAGCGGTATAGGTAATGACCCCAGGCGGCTGGCTCTCGGACATGACCTGGGCGAGCTTGTCCAACTCCGTTGCCAGATCCGAGGATAACGCGTCGGCCATCTGTGCGCCTGATTGATTGGCGATCCTGACCAGTTGTTGCAGGGCTTTGGTCCCAGCATAGCCGTCGTGTAGCACGGGCAGATATTCGGTAATCGGCTTGTCGGACAGATGCAGGCCGTAATAGGTGCAGGCCAGCATGAGTTTTCCTGACGCCTTGCTAACATGCCGTCGCCAATGCCAAGAGCGCACGGCCATCTCGGAGGCGCCCATGCCCATAATGTCGTCAGTGTGCAGCTCGAGATCCTTGCGCTTTGGCTCAGGGAACGGATTGCCGCAGGCCGGGCAGCACTTGGCAGAGATGGCGCACAACTCGTTGCACGACTCACAGACTTTCACCGGCGCCTCACCGTTGCCGTTGCCAGCTTTTTTCGGCGGCTGGACGGCTGTTATCGGGCCGTGCGCAGACACTACGCCCGCGAAATCCAGGGCGAGGCAATGATCCGTATGACTCTTTACCCGCATTCCACGCCCGGCCATCTGGACATACAGGCCGGGGCTCATGGTCGGTCGGAGCATGGCTATCAAGTCGATATCGGGATAGTCAAATCCGGTCGTCAGGACATTGGCGTTGGTCAGTGCTCGGAGTCGGCCCGCCTTGAAATCGGCCAGCATTTCCTCCCGCTCGCGCTTTGGCGTCTCGCCGGTCACGCACTGGGCCGCGATGCCGCGATCCCGCAGCAAGAGAGCGATGCTCTCGGCATGGTTGATCCCGGCGCAGAAGATCAGCCACGCCTTTCGCTCGCCCGCGAGCGCAATAATCTCGCTGACGACTCGGGCGTTGTTGTCGGTTGTGTTCACCGCTGCCTGCAACTCGGACTCGATATATTCGCCCCCGCGCTTGTGGACGCCCGAGACGTCGAGGCTGGCTTGCGTCAGTTTGCTATGCAGCGGGGCCAGGAAGCCCTTGTAGATTAGCTCCTCGATGCTGACTGGCTCGATGAGATCGGCAAAGATCGCGGGCTCGTCAGTGATGAGGCCGTGCCCTAGGCGGTAAGGTGTAGCCGTCAACCCGATCACACGCAGGACGGGATTGATCGTTTTGAGATCATCGATGAATTTACGGTAGCCGCCCTCGTCTTTGTGGGAGACAAGGTGGCATTCATCAATCACGACCAGGTCGACATGCCCGACCAACCGCGCATGTTTGCGGATCGACTGGATCCCGGCAAACGTGATCGGCTCGCCCAATCGCTTTTCGCCAATGCTGGCCGAGTAGATTCCCATCGGTGCGCCCGGCCAATGCTGGCGCATCTTCTCGGCGTTCTGCTCGATCAACTCCTTAACGTGGGTCAACATCAGGATCCGCGTCTCGGGCCATTGTTGCAGCGCGTCTTTGCACAATGCGGCAATGATATGGCTTTTGCCTGAGCCGGTCGGCAGGACGAGGCAGGGGTTTCCTTCATGGCCTGCGGCGAACCAGGCATAAAGCTGGTCGATGCTGCGTTGTTGGTATTCACGCAGGATCACCCCTCAACCCTCCCCCCAAACTCCGACCGCAACGCCTCAACCTGACTGTCAGTGATGGCACAGAGAGACGGGTTGGCAAGGATCTCGCGACTCGAATAGATGCCGGGGCGCGGCTCGCCGTTTGCAACCTGCTTGCCGTCGATCACGTATACGGCGGTCCATTGGTCGATGCCGTCTCGCTGTTTCCACGGCACGAGATCGGGGTGAAGCGTGTGGCTCTCGCATCCCTCGCGCTGAAATTGAACCGGGATCTTGTCGGCGTTGTGCCGCTCACAGCGCCAGGTGCTGTCCTCCTGGGCCGTGCTATGGGTACAGGTACGGCAGTTGATTTGTGTTGTCTGTTTTGTCTCATGACAAAACTCGCGGGCAGGACAAAACTTGCATTGATACCAGCTAGGGTCGGTCGAGATCGGCGGCGGCATCCGGTCGGAGAGCGCAATGCGACGGCCACGGGCTACGACGTTTTTAGCCACGCAGTCGTCATACTCGACGCGCTCTGTATATAGCCTGTCGTCGTCTTTGCAGACTGCGACATACAGGGCGCGGTCGATCTTCGTCCCGTGCATGTATAGTTGCATCTGAATAAAGTGCTGGAAGTTGGCCGCCTCAACGCCTTTCTGAACGAGCTTGTCAAAGCTCTTGCGGTTGTGCGTCTTGAACTCGGCAATATGTTGTTTTTTGGGAGCCTCTGGCACCCCGCCCTCGATGATGGCATCTATGCTGCCCGAGACATGCGCCCCGAAATCAACGCGGGTTTGTTGCTCGCCCGTGCGGATATCAATCCCGATGGCCCGCAGGTCAGCAATGATCGTCGCCTCCTCAAGCTGGCCGCGCCTAAACAGCCGCAGCACGCGGCCGGGGAAATGCTGGCGGATGGCCCAGCGAAAGCTGAGCCACAACCAACGGTCGCACGGGTGGCCTAGCTGGGAACATCCCAGGTGGGGCCTGGGATCGTCTCTCAGTGACTCGTGATGCTTGTCAATCAGCGCGGCGATGCTATGATCGCCCTCGGGTATCTGTGTCATCGCTCTCCACCTCCGCTCTGTTGGATGCCCAGCCCCGCTACGGCGGGGCTTTTTTTCGGCTGTTGGTTTACCTCTTTGCCCACGGCGGGGCGGCTTTGGCTTCGGCCTGTGGGGCGGCAGGCGGCACCGATCCGGCCAAGGCCTTGAAGCCCTTCACCTCGTTCTGCGCCCCGTACTGATCCGACTCGCGAATGTCGAGTTTGATGCTCAGGCTGCCGTTAATAAGCTGGTCGGTGTCGGAGACGCGAGCAAGGCCAATGGCTCGCATCAGTTCGCCCAACTGTTGGCGACCGATCTCCTCCGCTTTCAACGAAGCGTTGCGGATGTTGATGTTGCCCCAGACAACCCGCCCTTGATGCGTCGGGCCGGTGACGTCATAGCGCACTTTGATGTACTCGCCGTTTCCGGCCTTGGTGGCCTTGATCTCGGCTTGCGTGATGACGACCGAGTACCAGCCGGGCGGCAGCGGGTCATAGACACCGCTCGATTCGGGCAGGTCGGTCACGTTGTACTCTTGGCCTAAGTTTGCCATTTCAGGACTCCTTAACAATGATTTGAAACGAGGGGCGGCCGGGCTTGGCCGTGATTGCAGAGGCCAGCGGCCCGGTGATTGCTTCGTCAGCCGCTTTCCAAGCGGCAGAATTAATCTCCGGCTTCCAACGGAACAGGCTCGACAAATGCTCGGTCAAGCCATGCTCGGCGGCGAGCTCCTGGACCAAGTCTGCATCAACCTTGCGGTCAATGCGGCCCACGACTTTGATCGTGTAGCCAACGGTTTGCAGGTTCTGCGTGCCGTCAAGCGTCTCGGGGATCTCAGCGAGAGACTTTATCGTGTCCTCGATATCCCTGCGGGTTGCTACGGCGTGGGCTTCGGCCTGCTTTGCCATAACCCATTGTCTGGCCAGATCTTCCAGCGTCATCGCGCACCCCCAATCTTTGCAATGACCGCACCCAGATCCGGCGCCTCCCAGGCATCGAGGCGGCCCGAGCGATCCTTCGCCAGCCAGAGGCCATCGCTATCGCACATCAGCGCCCGTTGGGTCACGCCTTCGGCGTCCTTCTCGACGCGCAGGGCCAGCACCTCGTCAAAAAAGTACGGGAGCGCCTGGCCGGTTTTGTTGCCCGGCATACTCGGCGAATACAAGATCCGGCCCATTTCGTCCTGCGACTTTTCGAGCTTGGCGCTCATGTATACGTGGCGGCCCGGCAGATCCCGGAAGGCCCGAATAATGTCGGCCATCTGTTCCTGCATCGCGCCGTAGGCCTGTCTCGGGTCTTTGCTGGCCTTCTTTTCGGCGTTCAAGACGACTTCGGCAATTTCTGAGATGCTGTCCAGCGCGACGGACTCAAAGGCCTTGGCTTCGTCGGATTGCGTCAGCCAGGCATACGCCTCGTGCAGCGTAGCCATGTCCCCGATCTCTATGTATGGCAAGTCGGCGTCTTGGATCGACAAGAGGCCGCCCTCTGCCGAGAGGACGATGGGGCTAGGCAGCGTCTTAATGAGAGACGTTTTGCCGGCGCCTGCCTGTCCGTAGACCAGGACTTTGACGCCGTTGGCGGACAGGCCGCCGGTGGTCTGAATTTTTATAGCCATGCTCAGACCTCCTCGACTTCGGCGATGGTCCAGTTCAGGGCGAGTGCACGCAGGCGGGCAGCGTCCATCGAGCGATGGATTTCGACGTTGTAGAACTCCTTGCCCAGCAGCTTGGAGTAAACGTAGAAGGTAACTTTAAGCATTTTGAGCCTCCGCTCTGTCTGCGCCTTCGGGGAATCCGGTCGCGCATTGGTTTGCAATGTACCCTACGGCAATGTAGAGTGTCAACACCTAAATTGCACAGGAAAATGTAAATACATCATGACAACTGACGAGGCGATCAAGTTCTTTGGGACCAAAAAGGCGCTTGCCCAGGCGCTCAATATCTGGCCTCACGTTATCAGCCGTTGGGGCAAGTACCCGCCGATGGCTAGGCAATATGAACTCGAGGTAAAAACACAGAGGGAACTGCGAGCAGAGACGAATGACAACGAAAGCTGAAGCGGCGCTTATCTATGCATCCTGGGGCTGGCACGTGCTACCCGTGCTGCCCAACTCCAAAGCGCCCGCCACCGAGCATGGGGTTAATGATGCCACGACCAGCCCTGAGCAGATCGCCAGGTGGTGGGCACAGAATCCCAACTTTAACATCGGCATCGCGGCCGGGGCTCGGTCTGGCATCGTCGTATTCGACGTTGACCCCAGGAACGGCGGCATAGAGTCGTGGGAGGCGTGGCTAGCGGCTAATGGCAAGATCCCGGCAGACGGCGCAGCCCAACTCACCGCAGGCGGCGGCGAGCATCATATCGCGGTCTATGATCCCGATATCCGATCCTGCAAGCTGGCCGAGGGCGTCGATCTGCTGTCGGACGGTCGATATTTTGTCGCCTATCCCTCGGCCATCGAGGGGCGGCGCTACGAATGGGAGGCGTCGTCTGACCCATTCGACGGCGTAGCGCCATTCCCGATCCCGCCCGCCTGGAAGGCCGCCTACGACGCTCTTAGACGCAGCGAGACGCGCGGGCCTGCTTTGACCGATGGATTGATACAGGGCAACCGCAATAGCGGCCTGACGGCTCTCGCGGGCGCCATGCGGCATTTCGGGATGGGCGAAGCCGAGATCCTTGCCGCTCTGACCATCACCAACGAGACCCGCTGCGAGATCCCGCTACCCTCGTCCGAACTGTCCCAGATCGTCCGCTCGGTTTCCCGATACGAGCCAGAGACCGACATTGGGGCAGCGGCAGCGATCGGATCAGACGCAGCCGAGGCGCTGCTAGCGGCCACCCGTGCCGAGCGGCAGGAATACTTTTTCACCCGCGCAACATCGTTTTTGAGCCAACCGGCGCCGCTTAAATGGATCATCAAGGGCTGGCTGCCCGATAACGGCGTGTCGATGGTCTACGGCGAGTCGGGGTCGGGGAAAACATTTGTCACGCTCGACATGGCCTGCCATATCGCCTCGGGCATGACTTGGCACCAGCACCGGACCAGAGCCGGGCTCGTGATCTACATGGCAGGCGAGGGCAACTATGGGCTCAGGCAGCGGGTGACGGCCTGGTGCAAGGCTCACAACATCACCAGCCTCGACAACCTGCTGATCTCGAATAAGGCCATCGACATTGACAGCCCGGCCGCAGCGGCCCAGATCATCAACGCCGTCCGCGAGCTAACTGACGAGCCAGCGGTTGCCATCATCATTGATACGGTCAACAATCACATGAGCGGGGACGAAAATTCAGCCCGCGACACCCGCAACCTGCTCAACGCCTGCAACATCGTCGCAATGGCGCTTGGCGCAAGCGTCATCCTCAACCACCACACCGGCCACGCGGCCGAGTCCAAGCAGCGGGCCAGAGGCTCCAGCGCCTGGCGGGCGTCGGTCGATGCCTCGATCCTGATTGCCAAGCGTGATTCATCCATCGAGATCAGTTGCACCAAGATGAAGGATGCCGAACCGCCGGAGGATTTTTTTGGCAAGTTGCAATCCGTCCCGCTGGGCTGGATTGATGAAGACGGGGACGAGATCTCCGGGGCAGTTTTTGTACTCGATGATGACCCGCCGCAGAAACAGACAAAGGAGGCGTCGGATCTTTCAAAAGACATTGATCAATTAAAAGAGTCTTGGTTTAAATCAAATTGCGAACTTAGAAATAAAACGCCATATGTTTCTAGAGATGCTTTGATTGACTACCTCGTATCAAACAAAGGGCGGACAGAATCGACAGCCAAGACATACGTTAAGGAAGGCAAAAAAGGTCGTTTAGTTAATAATTTAATTGAAGCAAAAATTGTCGAATCTTACGAGCGCGGATGGGTTGTTGTTGATGACGAGGTCGCTTCCAACTTTTTGCTTAGTATGAAAAAGCGATGAGGGGAAAAAAGGGACAAGTGGGGACAAACGGGGAAAATGTCCCCGATGACAAGGCGAGGCAGTCGGGGACAAACGGGGACACACTCTTAAGAGTGTCCCCATTGTCCCCACCACGAGTGCGCCAATTCGTCTAGATCGGGAGAAGGCAAGGGAAAACTTATGTATGTGACCGAATGCACAAAATGTGGCTCAGAAGATATTAAAATCGGTATAACAAAAATAATGTCGGGATCTACAGTTTATCCGTTGTATTGCGGGAACTGCGGGGAAGTCTTTCAGCGGTACATGAAAAAAGAGATCGCAAGAAAATACGAACAACAGCACGGCCAATTATTATACGTTAAAACAAGAACGGCCCGGTATTTTGAAACACGAGGGAGGCAGCCTCCGACATGCGAAGTCTGCGGCGCACCAGAGGGCGAGCGTCATCATTGGGCGCCGCAATATCTTTTCCGGGATACTCCAAGCGAGCTAAGATGGCCGACGAGTTATCTGTGTCGTTCCTGCCATCGCCTGTGGCATGCTATCGTGACTCCCGACATGGGCCGGAAGAAACCATGACCAACCCAGACAACCGCCAGGTCGGCGGCAGCCACTACCTCGGCAAAGCCATTCAGCCGTGGGACTATATCGCGGCTAACCGCCTGGGCTATTTCGAGGGCAACGTTGTCAAATATGTGACCCGCTGGCGCGAGCGAGGCGGGGTCGCCGATCTTGAGAAAGCCAAGCACTATTTGGAAAAGCTGATCGAGATGGTCCGAGAGAGCGAGGCGCGGGCTGAGGGGCGAGAGGGATGACTCGGCGTAGCAGCAAATACACCGACGAGGCTAAGGCGGAGATCTGCCGGAAAGTTCTCGAAGGGATGCGAAATGGCCTGAGCGCTTACAAATCCTGCCTGGCCGCAGGCGTCCCGCAAAGTACGTTTGGCATGTGGGTTGATGCTGACGCGCAGCTTGCCGCAGAATACGCGCGCGCGCGAGACGATTTGATCGAGAGAATCGCTAGCGAAATCATCGACTTGAGCGACTCCGAGGTGGGCGTCCAGCCTGACGGCCGCAGGGACTGGGCCGAGGTGCAAAAGCAACGGCTTCAGGTCGATACCCGGAAGTGGCTACTCTCCAAACTGGCGCCCAAACGGTACGGCGACAAGATCGAGGTAAGCGGCGACCCAGACCGGCCCGTAGCGATCCAGAAAATTGAGCGAGTCGTGATCGGCAAGTGACTACGCTCCAGATTGATACGCCCCGCTGGGCGCTGCCTCTGCTCAACCCGGCCCGCTACAAGGGCGCGTTCGGCGGCCGGGGCTCTGGCAAAAGTCACGCCTTTGCCGAACTCATGATTGAAGCCCACATCCTCGACCCCGACAGCCGCTCCGTTTGTGTGCGCGAGATCCAGAAGTCATTGGCCCAGTCGGTCAAACGCCTGTTAGAGATCAAGATCGAGGCGATGGGCGCGGGATCTTACTTCGAGGTGCAAGAGGCCGTCATTAAGTCCAGGCGCGGTCAGGGCGCGATTATCTTCCAAGGGATGCAGAACCATACCGCCGACTCTATCAAAAGCCTTGAGGGCTACGACAGGGCCTGGGTGGAGGAGGCGCAGAGCCTCTCCCAGCGCAGCCTCGACCTACTCCGCCCGACGATCCGAAAGCCCGGCTCAGAGCTTTGGTTTTCTTGGAACCCCAACCAAGCCAGCGACCCGGTAGACCAGCTCCTGCGCGGCAGCAGGCCACCGCCAGACGCCGCCGTGGTTGAAGTCAACTTCGACGATAACCCGTGGTTTCCCGAAGTGCTGCGGGCCGAAATGGAATACGACAAGGCCCGCGACCCGGACAAATACGCCCACATCTGGCGCGGGGCCTACTTGCAGAACAGCAGCGCCAGAGTGTTTCGCAATTGGCGGGTTGAGGAGTTCGACGCGCCAGACGATGCGATACACCGTCTCGGGGCCGACTGGGGCTTTGCCAGCGATCCGACCGTGCTGGTCCGATGCCACATCGTCGGCCGAACGCTCTACATCGACCACGAGGCGTACATGGTCGGTTGCGAGATCATGGACACGCCAGACCTGTTCATGACCGTGCCAGAGGCCGAACGCTGGCCGCTTGTGGCCGACAGTTCACGGCCCGAGACGATTAGCCACATGCGTAAACATGGCTTTCCCAAGATCTTGCCAGCCGTCAAAGGCAAAGACAGCGTGGCCGAAGGCGTCGAGTGGCTCAAAAGCTACGACATCGTTGTCCACCCGCGCTGTATCCATACAATCGACGAGCTGACGCACTACAGCTACAAGACCGACGCGCTGACTGGCAAGGTGCTTCCCGTCTTGCAGGACAAGCAGAACCACGTGATAGACGCCCTGCGCTACGCCTGCGAGGGCGTCAGGCGGGCCTCGGCGGTCAAGCGGCAGATTGAGTTCACGCCGATACCGAATGTGAAGAAGTGGGCGCGTTAACACGTTGACAAGCAACAGTCAACAACCGACAATCCGCGAAACCGAGGATTTTTGATGCCCCGCATTTCCCGAGATCAGCAATTGGCCAACCTCCACGCCGAGGCGCTGGCTGATTTCGACAACATCCAGTCGGCCTTGCGCGACGAGCGCCTCCAATGTTTGCAAGATCGCCGGTTCTATAGCCTTGCGGGCAGCCAGTGGGAAGGCCCGCTCTGGGATCAGTACGCTAACAAGCCGAAGTTTGAAGTCAACAAGGTTCACCTTTCCGTCATTCGGATCATCAACGAGTACCGCAACAACCGCGTCACCGTCGATTTTGTCTCCAAAGACGGCACCAACAACGACAAACTGGCCGACGTATGCGACGGGCTTTACCGGGCCGACGAGCAGGACTCTGTTGCCGACGAAGCCTACGACAACGCATTCGAGGAGGCCGTGGGCGGCGGGTTCGGCGCCTGGCGTCTACGCACGATCTACGAGGATGACGAAGATCCCGAGAACGAAAAGCAGCGCATCCGCATCGAGCCGATATTCGACGCGGACTCCAGCGTGTTCTTCGACCTTGAAGCCAAGCGCCAGGACAAGTCCGACGCCAAATATGCCTTTGTCGTCTACTCGATGACCCGCGAGGCGTACAAGGACGAGTGGGGCGACGACCCGACAAGCTGGCCTAAGATCGTCCACCAGTACGAATTTGACTGGTGTACGCCCGACGTAGTTTACGTGGCCGAGTACTATCGGGTTGAAGAAAAGTCCGAGACGCTTCGAATTTTCCAGACCATCGCGGGTGAGGAGGAGAAGTACGCCGCGCAAGACTTCGCGGACGATCCGACGTTGGAAGAACTGTTAGCCGCAGTCGGCACAACCGAAGTACGGCAGCGCAAGATCAAGCGCAGGCGCGTTCGCAAGTACGTGATGTCAGGCGGGCGAATCCTCGAGGACGCGGGCTACATCGCAGGCAAGTGCATTCCCATTGTCCCGGTCTACGGCAAACGATGGTTTGTGGATAACGTCGAGCGATGCATGGGTCATGTCCGCCTTGCCAAAGACCCGCAGCGGCTCAAAAACATGCAGTTGTCGAAGCTGGGCGAGATCTCGGCACTGTCGAGCGTCGAGAAGCCGATCCTTCTGCCCGAACAGGTTGCCGGGCACCAGTTGATGTGGGCTGAGGACAACCTCAAAGACTACCCGTATCTGCTGGTCAACCCGATCACGGGCGCAGACGGCTCGCAGACGGTCGCAGGCCCCGTCGCCTACACCAAGTCGCCCAACGTGCCGCCAGCGATGGGCGCTCTGTTGCAACTGACCGAACAGGATATGCAGGAGATCCTCGGCAGCCCGCAACAAGCTGACAAGATGGTCAGCAACATCAGCGGCAAAGCGGTCGAGATGATTCAGCAGCGGCTGGATATGCAGACGTTTATCTACATGAGCAACTTTGCCAAGGCCATGAAACGCTGCGGCGAAGTCTGGCTGTCGATGGCGCGGGAAGTCTACGTCGAAGATCGGCGCCGGATGAAGTCGATCAACGCTAACGGCGAGCCCGAGTCGATTGAGCTTATGCAGCCCATGATCGACCCGGAAACGGGTCGGCTGATGATGGCGAATGACTTGTCGCAGGCGAGCTTTGATGTGGTCTCTGACGTTGGCCCGTCCAGCAGCAGCAAGAGGGCCGCGACCGTCCGCGCCCTCACCGGCATGATGCAGATTACGCAGGATCCCGAGACGCTTCAGGTGCTCGGGGCGATGGCGATGATGAACATGGAAGGCGAAGGCGTAGAGGATGTGAGAGATTTCTTCCGCCAGCGCCTGATCCGCATGGGCGTGGTCCAGCCGACCGAGAAGGAAGCCCAGGCCATGATGGCCGAAATGCAGGGCCAGCAGCCCGACCCGCAGGCCATGTTGATGCAGGCCATGTCGGAGGAAATCTCTG